GGACGCTTTTTGTGCATCCGGAAACCTATAATTCTTCCGACATCCAAATCACAGCTTCAACCCTGCCGCAAAAACATCCATATCACTAACTCAACCCTCTGACATCTGCTTGTGTCAAGTAAAGACCAAAAAAATATTCATCTCCCATTGACAAAGGCTCCGATAGGAACGCATCCTGCCGGAGCCTTGCTCTTGTAAGATAATACCATAAAATGCCGAATTATTCAGCAAAAATGTCCTCGAACCGCCAGACAATATTCATCGATCCGTCCTCGTCAATGATGATGCGGTCAATAAATGCTTTTGCCATTTCATTTGTCAGCACATCCTGATCCTTATAAGCATTACAGGCAGCTTCAAATTCAGAATGGATGCCATCCTCTTCTTCACACAGATCATCCGACCAATGTGATATTTCCGTCTCCGTATCAGATATCCTGGCATCCAAGGAACGCTTCTGTCCCAGATAATCATCTCTGGACAAGTCTCCGGCAGCATATTTCTCATAGCATTTTAATTTCTGCTGTTTCAGTTTCACTACGGTTTCCTGAAGCTTCTGCAAACTGGTATAACTGCTTTGCAGTGCCCTGGTCATCCGTTTGGACTGTGCCGTTTGTTCCTGAAGCTCCATATACTGTTTAATCGCATTGAATACGATATCGTTCATTTCGGATTCTTTTGGAGAGTGAATCCGTTTGCAGGGTGTATCCAGAACCTTTCTGCCATACTGACATCTGAATCTGGCTGTCACTTTTTGATACCGCAGGAGCTTCCTGCCGCAGTGGCCGCAAACAACAAGCGATTTCAGAGGATAATCCTTCGGAACCTTCTTCCCATAACCTTCGTGCGATTGGATCACTTTCTGCGCCAGCTCATACTCTTCCATCGAAACAATAGGCTCATGCATATCAGGAACAATCACCCAGTCCTCTCTTGCATTTCGTACTACCTGTTTTGAACAGGGAGCCACTTGAGATGTCATCCCGCCTACTGCTGCACCGGTATATGTGAGATGCTTTAAAATCGAACCCACACTGCCTGGATTCCATTTGACTGATGCAGAGGTTTCCTTAAATTTCCTGGTCCCGGGATTATTCTTTATGTAATAAGCACCGGGAGTCATAACTCCTTCTGTATTCAGGATTCTTGCTATATCCGCGCTATTCCTGCCCTCTATTGCATAATCAAATATTCTCCTCACAACAGCTGCAGCTTCAGGATCAATAACATCCATAGCAGGATGCTCCGGATCCCTCTTATAGCCGTAAGCAGGCAGGCCGCTGACACGTCTTCCTTTCTTTCTGCCGATGGCCCGTGCAGTCTTTCCTTTTACCGACAGATCCTTGGAATATGCATCATAAACAATTGCACGCATGACAACATCCAATCCGCCGGTCGTTCCAGTGTACTTGCTACTGTCATACCCATCATTAATGGATATGTATCGGACTCCCAGAGACGGGAGCATCCTCTCTATAAGATCTCCCATCTCAATGTAGTTTCGGTTTGCCCTTGAAAAATCCTTCGTGATGAGTACCTGATACTTTCCGGCTTTAATCTGATCGATCATCTTCTGATAAGCCGGTCTGTCGGTATTGGTGCCGCTGAATCCATCATCCACAAACTCTGTTCGCGGATAAAGGGACAGTTCTTCATGTTTATCCAGGAATCTGTGGATAAGGCTTCGCTGATTTACAATGCTGTTGCTCTCATCCTTCCCGTGGCCGACTTCTTCATCCGCCATGGATAACCTGATATAGATAGCGATTCTGATATTATCCATCGTTTTCGGCCCCCTTCCTGAGTTCGTCAGCAAACCTTACCGTCATTTCATACACATCATGATAACGGACAATAAGCTCCACATCTTTGTTTTCATAAACCTTGATCTTATCTACTACGGTGTCAACCAGCTCCTGCGTCAGTTTCCGACAATTTCTGACACTTTTCATCAGAGAGATCCACTTATTATCCGCTGACAAAGCTTCCTGATATTCCGTTCTTCGAACAATAAGATCATCAAGCTGCTTGTTCAGCTTTTCGTAATCGGCATTGAAGGATTCTCTTGCAAAGTTATATTCCTGCTCATCCAAAAGTCCTTCTGTATAATCCTCATACAACCTCGTTCGCTTTGTCTGAAGTCCCCGGATCTTCTGCTGCGTACTTTGAATACAGCCATTCAGTTTGTCTCTGAAGCTTCTGTCCATATCACTGTTCCTGAGCTTCTCCAGTAGCACTTCATAATCCATTGCAGTTTTTACCTGCGCCTGAATAGCCTTCAGCACGATATCATTAAGCGCATTTTGCCGGATATAATGGAAAGTGCATGGATCATATGCCCTGCTTTTGCTGTAGTTGCAGTGATAATATGCATACCAATAGGGCTTCTTTGATTGTGAGACAGACTTATGAAAAAATAGTTTTCGTCCGCAGTCCGCACAGAAAAGTTTTCCGGCAAACAAATCTACAAGCTTTGCCCTGTCCTTCGCCGATTTCTCCATTGAAACTTTGCGCTTCTGCGAAGCCTCTTTCATTATGGCTCTGACAGCGTTATACGTCTCCCGGTCAATAATGGCTTCGTGAGCATTGGGAATAACATACCAATCTTCTTCAGGAACCTTCTCCATTTTGATTCCTTTGTAGATTGCGCTGTGACGTACTCCATACACACGCTCTCCGACATAAACAGGATTTGAAAGGATGTTGGAAATGGAAGTGATCGGCCATAAACCATTGCGGTTATAAATTCCGTCATCCGCCAGCGGTGCCTTCATATCATCAAGGCGCTCACCGATCACTTTGCCCGAAATGCCTTCCAATTTCCATTTGTAGATAAGGCGGATTACATCAGCCTTTAATTCATCGGGAACAATGTTGGTTTTGTCGTCATTCCACTTATAGCCATATGGAATCTTACGCCAGTTGAACGTTCCCTCTTCCATCTGTGTATGAAGTGCAGCCTCAACCTTTCTTGAGATATCCTTTGAATAGAAATCATTGATCAGGGACTGAAGCGGAATCATAAGTGACTCTGCCGTTCCATCCGTTGTAAAAGTATCGAAATCCTCTTTTACGGAAATGAACCTGACATCACATTTAGGAAATTCCTTTTCCAGATGTGTGCCGGTCTCAATATAGTTTCTGCTGTATCGGCTCAGGTCGCGAACAACGATAGCTTTGATCAACCCGCATTTTATATCCTCCCACATTTGGGTAAATTCCGGTCTGGTCATCGTCGTTCCTGTATATCCGTTATCCTGATATATTTTCACAAGCTGAAGATCCGGCTTGGATTGTATATACTCCTTACAGATTTCAATTTGTGTAGCGATAGCAGCGCCATCATCATCCTTACCGCTGTTCTCGATCGAAAGCCTTGCGTAAATGGCTGTAGGATAAACTTCCACTGGTTTCTCGGCAATGACGGTACTTACAGCATCATTCCTTCTGCTTTTCCTTCCCATTGTCTCATCCCCCTTTACACAGCCATCGGAAGTACATCTTCGTACTTCTTTACATACCTATATGCACTCCTGATTTCGTCTCCGTATTTGAAGACAACCTCAACTTCATGGTTTTCATATACAAGGATCTTATCAACCAGTGCCATGAGCACACGGCGATTCAATTCCTCCAGGTTTTCATACTCACGAAATAATGCTACCCAGGCTCGTTCCGCCTTCCCGTTTACCTGAGCACTCTGGCTCTCCCGGCGCACACGTTCAAGAGCTGCTTCCCTGTCATCGATCAGATCCGTGTACTGATTCCGGAATTCCATATATTCCTTCTTTGTGATCACGCCGTCGGAGAGATCTTCATAAAGGCGAAGCTTCAGCTTCTTATATTTCTCTATTTCCTCTTCGATCTTTGTGATCTGAACCTCATAGTTAAATACTGTGCGGTCCGCAGAAGGAAGGCGCTCAATATATGCCATCGCATCATCAATGTCCAGCACATGCGCCACATGCTCGTGGATCGCATTGAAGACGGCTGTATCTACCTCTTTCATGCTGATACTGTGCTGACTGCAGCCTTCCTTACGCTTATTAGTCGAGCAAACATAGTAGTAATATTTCTTTCCATGTGAAGGAACAACCTTCCGTGTCATTGGCTGGCCGCAGTCTCCGCAGAACACAAAACCGGAGAAGATATTATCCTCTGTATTGTCTGCCGTGGACCGCATATCGCGGCCCAGCATCGTTTTCACAGACATGAAATCATCGTATGTGATAATAGGTTCATGCGTGTTCTCTACCCGGATCCATTCGCTTTCATCCTTCGCCTGCATGATATGCACTTTATAGTTCGGGGTGCTTTGCTTCCCCTGTACCATTATAATGGTCCCCAGGATCCGGACCATGGCTTCCAAAAACATCGTGAACATGGTATCATCAGAAAAACGTAAAGGAGAGACCGACCATGGCACGAAGCAATTATT